GTCCCGTTTGCGAGTTCATGCACGGAAAGGTCTTCGACGCCAGCCACGAGTACGACAAGACGCTCTCGGCTCTAAGCGTCACAGACGCCGCCTCTCTCAAGAACATCGCTCCATGGCCGTCTCAATCCAAAGACGCGCTCGAAGCCCTTCAGGACATGGACGAAGACGAGCTGCAAGCTGCCGGATACGGAAGCCCTCCGTACCACCCGAACTGCCGGGGCTTTCTTGTGGCTATCGGAGGCAGCGATGGAGTTGAGCCGGGCGGCATCGATCAGGACGCGCTCCAGGGCGTTATCGACGCAGCGGAAGCATCGCGCGCAGCAGAAGGGGGTCTGGAGGGTGCGGCTGCGCTCGACACTCACACCGCGCATCTGGCCGACCTAATCGACAACATTCTGGACGACGAGACGCGCGAAGAAGCGCTTGATGCTCTGGAAGACGGAGACCTCAATACCGTCAAACAAATCCTTCGCGACGAAGGGTTCCAGGTCTAGTGGCTCACTGCTTAGTCCGATCATTTTGCAATTAATTGCACTTCGCTAAAAATTCGTTATGGTTCCGCTGACTCGGCTTGCAAACTGATTCGGACGGACAGAGGTGCTTCTCGACAAAGACACAGCTAAGGGCAGGAACCCCAGCGCTTCGACGCCGGGCTTGTCTCGCGTGTCCAAAGCGGAGCGCTCGGCTGTCCAGATCAAGAAGCAAGATGACGAACAGCAACTCGTTTACGGCGAGGTGTACGCGCCCACGCTCCCAGATAGCCAAGGCGACTTCATGACTCGTGAGGAAATCCAACAGATGGCCCACGAGTTCTTGCGGAAGGGCTTGGTTGACAAGATCGACGTTGGACACTCCCGCGAACCGAGCGGCTGCTATGTCGTTGAGAGTTTCATCGCACGAGACGGTGATCCTACGTTCATCCCCGGCAGTTGGGTACTCGGCGTGAAAGTGCCGGACCCCTCTGTTTGGGCGATGATTAAGTCGGGCGAGTTGAACGGCTTCTCTCTCGACGGCTCGGGCATTCGCGTTGATACGGTCGTAGACGTGGTGATCCCCGAATACTTTGAAGGAGAGACCGCAGAGACGGACGGGCACACGCATCCTTTTGTCGTGAGCTACGCCAACGACGGCACCTTCCTCGGTGGCCGGACGGTCGGCAGCTCAGATCACTACCACGAGATCAAAATGGGGACTGTGACCGAACAAGCTGGCGACCCGCCGCACGTTCACAGGTTCTCTTATTTGGAGGGAGTTTTGGATGCCCGAGCTGCGGCTTAAAGCGACCGAGCTGACCGATACACAGGTTGACTTCGTGTCTCTCGTAAAGCGGGGCGCGAACCGCATCCCGTTTCGGATTGTAAAAGCAGAGGATGAAGGAATGCTCGATCTAACGAACATCGGTCGCCAGCTCTTTGCGAAAAGCGCTGAACCGAAATCCGGCGCGGCGAAGATTGTCGCTGCTATCGTGCCCGTTGGCACAAACGAACAAGCTCTCGCCAAACTCTTCAAAAGCGCCGGCATCAAGCAGCTCGTGAAGACGGAGAGCAAAGGTTTCGTCAGCTTCGCCAAGGCCGACGCCGCTGAAGCCGAAAACACGGTTGTCATCAAGAGCGGCGACAAGATCGCGCTCGTGGTCAGCGGCGTTCGCAAGGCTTTCGATGCCTACAACGGCACGACCGGTTTCACGGACCGAGTGAAGGCTCAGACCTATTACTCGTCCTACTACACGGCGAAGGACGTTCTTCTCGACACGATCTCTGAGGCCATGCAGTCTGCGGCCAACCCGAAGGAGGCTTCGGATGCGGTCGGCTCGATCATAGACGAGTTCAAAGACTACGTGACGATGCTACTCTCGAACCTTCCGGCAGAAGCGTTCTACGTGGACCGCAATGCCTTCATGCCCGTTACTTCCCCTTACATGGGCGCGGGCTGCATGGACCTCGACGGCCCATTCTGCGCCCCCATGGACACCGATGACGACGATGACGATGCGCCGATCATCATCATCAACAAGGCGGACAAGAAGGCTAAAAAGGCTACAAAGCCTTCCAACACCGGCACCTATGACGTGGGCGACGACGATCAAGACGACGTGAACGACGCCGACGAAATCGATCCCCCGGCCAACGCGAAGAAGACCACGACCAAGAAGACCCTTCAGCCTCAGCAGCCGGGGCACAACCAGATCACGGGCAATGACCAACCCAACGTGAACAACGCCCCCGGCACCGACGATGACGGCGACGACGATGCCGTCGAAGACAACCAGGGCCAGGTGGACGACAACACGAAGGGCGTTCGCGGCGTCAAGAAGTCCGACGCCGACGACGACTCGCTCGATTACAGCACGGCCATGAAAGGCAAGAAGAGGGGCGACAAGAAAACCAAGATGGGTGATTGGCCCTACGACGACGCCGTGAACACGAAGAAGGGGAACACGGTTGACATTACGCAACCGACGAACCTCGGCGATCCTTCCGACGCCGACAATGAGGACACGGACTTTCAAGACCCGAATGGTCCTCCGCCCCGGAAGGCTAAAGCCATGATGAAGTCCCCCGAAGGCTGGGATTTGACCACGCTTTCGAAGAAGGATTGGACCGATCAAGAGCGCAAAACCGCTGCACAGAGCGGCGCGGCGATGCCTGACGGATCGTTCCCAATCGAGAACAAGAAAGACCTCAAGGACGCCATCGGCCTTGCAGGTCAGGCAAAAGACCCCGACGCCGCTCGTCGGCATATCATGACGCGCGCCCGCTCTCTCGGTGCTGCGGACATGATCCCCGATTCGTGGCGGCATGATGGTTCAAGCCCCGCTATGAAAGGAGATTCGGACTTCAGTGCAGTCATGAAGGCAGCGCTGGGTGACATCCAAAAGTCGGTCAGTACCGCCCTGATCGGTCTTTCGGAGAGCGTGAGTAAGCAGTTGGCGGAGTTCAGTGTGCGTATCGAAGAAGTGAACCAGCGTGTGCAGAAGACGGACGAGGCGCTTAATGGCGTCGTGTTCGCAGATGCCGGTGGAGACCGCATAAAGCCAGGGCAGCTCGCTAAGAGCGCTGGTCCCGCGATTCCGCCGCTTCTCGATACGGCCTACATGCGTGCCGAATAACTGCTAACGCATCGATTTCGAAACCAGAACTTGAGGAACCCAACGATGTCTAGCAACGAAAGTTTGCTCCGAAAAGCAGACCTCGCGCTGTCCGATCTTACTTCCAACGGCGGCGTGCTTCTCCCCGAGCAGGGCGCGGCTTTTATCCGCAAGCTCATCAAGCAGCCTGTGCTCATCAAGCGCTGCCGCGTTGTCGAGATGATGTCGCCGAAGCGCTACATCAACAAGATCGGCTTCGGCACCCGCATCCTGCGCGCGGCCACTTCCGGCGTTGCTCTCGGCGCTCCGTCCACGACCGGCCTTGGCGGTCGCGCGAAGCCCACGACCGAGCAAATCCAGCTCTCGACCCGCGAGCAGATCGCCGAAGTCCGGCTGCCCTATGACGTTCTCGAAGACAACATCGAGCGCGCGACGGCTGCGGGCAACGAACCGCCGAACACCGGCCCCGGTGGTCTGCGCGACACGCTCATCGACATGATCGCGGAGCGCGCTGCTCTCGACACCGAAGAACTCGGCCTGCTCGCAGACACGACTTATACGAACGGCAGCGACGCTGACGACCAAGCCTTCCTCTCTCAAGTGGATGGCTGGCTGAAGCTCACGAGCGCCAACGGCAACGTCCTCGACGCAACCGGTCTGGCAACGTCGGGCATCACCAAGACGGTTTTCAAAGACGCCCTCAAGACTCTGCCGGTCCAGTACCAGCGGAACAAGGCGGCGCTGAACCACTTCGTCTCGGTCAACACCGAAACCGACTACCGCGACTCTCTTGCGGATCGCGGCACGACCCTCGGCGACACGATGGTTCAGGGCACCGGCCCGGTTTATGCCTTCGGTTCGCCTGTGACCCCGGTCGCCATGATGCCCGACTCCAAGGCGCTCTATACCGATCCGATGAACCTCATCTTCGGTATTCAGCGGCAGGTCAGCATGGAGTACGACAAAGACATCACGGCCCGCGTCTATATCATCGTTCTGACGATGCGTATCGACTTCCAGATCGAAGAGACTCAGGCTGCGGTTTACACGGACAACATCGGCGCATAATTGAGCCGGTAGTGTTCTGCAATTAATTGCACTTCGGGGCGGCCTGTGCTACGGTCGCCCCGTTTCGCTTTTACGGCCTGCTAAGGAGAGCTTGATGCCGATTGCCACTCTTCAACATCCGCATCGCTATACCGTTCACGGAGTTGTCTTCGAGAAGGGTAAGCCCATAACCGTCAATGACAAGCTGGCGCACACCCTCGCCAAGAATCCCCGTTTCACTGTCGATTTCGACACCCCGCCCGCTAAGGCTCCAAAGGCTCCCGCCGCCGCTTCCACTGCTACCAGCGCGCCCACGTCGCCCAGCATCAGCGCACCCGCCGACGCAGAAGCGCCCAACGGAAACGGCGGAGCCAGAAAGAGCGGCGTGCAAATCAGACGCAGAGAGGCCAGCCCTACTGCGCCGCAGCCTTTGCCAGCGGCCACCGCACAGGCACCGAGCGCTCCGTCTGACGCTCCTGCTACTGCCGATCCGGCAGCTCCCGCTGACACCCCGGCCCAGGCTCCGGCCCAAGCCGATCCTACCACTGAAGGCGCTGTGGAGGTGTAACCATGCTGCTGGCCTCCGTCGAGACGATTCGAAACGCACTAGGTTTCGATTCAATGACTGACATAAACGCTGCGATTACGGCAGCTCTGAACTCGGCGGAGCCGCAGTTGGCGGTTCAACTCAGCACAAATTTCGAACAGCAAACCGTCACTGACGTTTTTTGGGCCAAGGAGCCGGTTGAAAAGACCTTCCCGCACGTCAGGACTCAGTTTTGGTTTTCTCAGGGGTTCATTTCGAGTACGCCGACCGTCAGCGCGGTACAGCTTCGCGGGGGGCCTTTCGAGTGGATTGATTCCACCTCCGATCCTTTCATCATCGCGGACGGTGCTTTGGTCTACAATCTTGAGAAGGGAGTCGCGACGGATTGGATGACGCCCTACCATCATTGCCGGGTGACATTCACCTACCAAGCCGGATTCCCGTTGGATGACACTGATGAGAGCTACGATCTCACCCAAGTTCCCGCGTGGCTTCAGGAGGCCGCCAAGCTCCTTACGCTGATCCGGCTGGCCGATTCTCCGATCATCACCGAGGCTGGCGTCAGAATCGACGTTCCCACGATAAAGCTCCAGCTCGATTCGCTCCTCGCCAAGCACACCCGTTACGCACCGCTCGCGCTAATCCCGCTGACGCTATAATGGCCGAACCGCGGAAGTGACATGTCCAGCCCTTTAGAAATTTACTTCGAATTTCGGAACCAGCGTTTTCAGGACGCGGCCAAAGGGCTGCAAGTTTTTCATAAGGCGCTAAAAGCCGACTGGGATGGCTCGGCAAAGCTGCTCAGTGTCGAGCTGCGCACCTTCCTCGATTCCGTGGCCCAGGCGCTCGCCTCAAGGCACTCGGGCGGCTATCCAGGCGGCACCACGCCCCAAACTCTGTCCAAGCGCTCTGGAAGCCTTATAGAGACCATCATCGGTAGCGTCACGGTCAGCGGCAGCACGTTCGCTACGATCCAGGGCACCATCGGCGGATCAATGATTGCCGCCGTCCAAGAGTTCGGGGCGACTATCACGCCCAAGACCGCCCAATTCCTGACAGTACCTCTCCCGGCTGCGCTCGATTCGAATGGCGTGCCTCTCAAGAAATCTGCTCGGGACTGGCAAAACACTTTCGTCGCCAAAACCAAGAAAGGCAACCTCGTCATCTTTAGGAAAGACGGGGCGCAGATCGTACCGCTCTACGTGCTCAAGACGAGCGTAACGATCCCGGCCCGCCTCGGGATGCAGGCGACCCTCACGGCTGGCCTACCGTACTTCGTAGATCGCTCGATGGATAACATCGTGAAGGCCGTCCTCGCGCAACGGGGGTCAGCATGAGGCTGGACTATCACCGCGTTCGCACACGGCGTGCTTGGTACAACATGCACCGCGTCTGCAAGAATCCAAAGGACACGCGCTATTTCATGTACGGCGGGCGCGGCATCACCGTCTGCGAGCGCTGGCAATCGTTTGAGAACTTCCTCGAAGACATGGGGTGCGTGCCGACCGGGATGCGCCTCTCTCGCCTTGATAAGACCGGCGACTTCACTCCCGACAATTGCCGGTGGGAAACGCCGAAGCTCTCATTCGCTCATAAGCGCTCTCCCGAGAAATTCTGGTTTGAAGGCAAAGAGCGCTCTATTGTCGAAATCGCCGATATGTGCGGCCTGGGCCGCGCGCTCCTTCGTTATCGCCTCGTAAAAAAGAAATGGCCGATTGAGAAAGCAGTCCTGCCCGCGTGGGCAACTCGGAGGGCAGTATGACCGATTACACAGTCAGCATCAGGCAGAGCATTCTGAGTGCCATCCAGGCTGCTTTCCAGGCCGTGCAGCCGCCGAATACCAGTGCGCCAGGGTACACCCCCAGCGATGCGGATTGGCCGTTTGCGTTCTCCACGGTCGCCATCGGCCCGCTGAGCGATCAGGACCAGCGCAAAGCCTATTCGCTCGGCATCGTCGCCGGACAAGAGCGCGAGACGTTCAACTTCCCCTACATCAATTGCAAGTTTCAGATCGCTTTGGAATTTCGAGCCACGGCCAACCAGGACAGCCCCGCACCGGGCATTCTGGCCGAGCAAGTCCTGACTGTCGTGAAGCGTGTCACCGATAACAACAAGACCTGGGGCGGCCTCGCTATCGACACCAAGCGCGTAGGTAACGAGATAGACCTCACCACCTACCTGGATCGCTCAGTCGTGGGCGTGGTTTATATCGAGGTTCAGTATCGAACAGCCCACTTCGATCCGCGCCAGCTCACGCCCGACGCGGGCGACAATCCCACGCTATAATTTTTGCAATTAATTGCATTTCTGACTTGTTCGCAAGCAGTGACTTTGCTATATTTGGGTAGTGGAGAAGTCCACACCTAATCAGAGCAAGGAGTTAAGCGTGACCGTTGCTTTCGAGTATGCGGTACACGCTCCTACGCGATAAGCCGAGCTGCTTTGCGATCTCGGTCGCGCCCATCCCTTCTTTGCGAAGGCGGTGAACGTCATCGGCCTTGGCCCGCGCTGTAGGCTTTCTCCCCAGGTACTTGCCCTCGGCCTTGGCTTTAGCTATTCCTTC